AGGTTGTCCTTCATGAACACCGGCACGCCCGCGGTCTTTGCATCGGCCGCGATCGACTCTACCCACTCCCGCTTCGGCTGGTGAGCCTTGCTGCCGGGTCCCGTCATAGCACCGATGATGCACCAGCCCACCTTCTTGACGGCCTGAGCACCGACGCCCTCGAAGGGCTGGAGCAGCGGCTCCATGCTGACAAAGGTGTTGTGATAGTCGCTCCACCAGAAGGAATCCTCCGGGCCGGTGATCGTCGAGCCGTACCAGAAGTTCGGCTCCTCCGGCAAAATGCCATTCCGGGCCAGTTTCATATACCGGCTCGGATTCTTTGTCAGGAACAGGTAGACATGCTGCGGGGCCTCTTTGCAAGCCTCCAGCACTTCGGCGATCCACTCGTCCGGCACCCAGTCGCCGAACAGATCGGCCATGCTGCACACGAACACCACGGACGGAATCAACCGCTTCCGCGGGTAGTCCATCATGTAGCGGTGGAACGTAGGCAGGAAGCCCATCGGGTAGGGCGTGCTCCGAATGTACTTGCCGGACTCGTCCAGCAGCTTCACCGGTTTCTCGGACACAAAGCAGCCTGCCGCGCCCTCCGCCTCGCTCAACTGCTCGTCTGGCCACTCGCACGGGTGCGGTGCAAAGCGGTCGATGAACCGGCGAGCATAACAATAGCTGCATCCGTTCCGGCAGCCCGTCACCGGGTTCCAGGTGTGAGTACACCACTCGATCTTACTCTTGTGCAGATTCATGGTTAGTTTCCTTTCCTGCCGCTTCCGCGCTGTCTTCCGAGTCCCGGAAGATGTCAGCGGCGGGCTGAACGGCAAACTTCTCTTTTGCGGGGGTCTTGGCGGCTTCCGCCTCGGCTGCCATGTCGAAAAAAGCTGTACTGCTTCTCCATGAACTGCCGGTATTCCTCTTCCTCCCGTATCTTCTTCAAACAGCAGGGCCCGTACCCATCCCGCAAGCCCTGTTCGCTTGTCAGGATGCCGCCGCACCTCTTGCAGCGGCGGGCCGGTACATTGAAAATGACGCCATCACTCATTCCTTTTCCTCCGTGCCCTCCAGATCAGGGGCCTTACATAACCCGCATTTGGTGGGGTCGTTCTTGCAGCTGTTGTGGCAGCCCCTCCGACGAAACCCGCAGTCGGAACAGCAGACGCTCTTCCGACGCCGATCGCAGTAAAAGATCGTGCAGGCGCGGGGCTTATTCTCACTCGGCATTTGGGCCTCCGTTCTCCGGCGCGGTCTTCCTCAGCGTGAGTGTGACCTCACTGCCGTCGCCGGTCACCCACTTGTACTCCATGCTGTCCACACCGTCGGTTTCCCGGATTGCCAGGAAATAGTCGCGGACAGCCTCGACCGCCTCAGTTGTAACGCGATCTCTGTCTTTCCATTCGCCCTTGCTGTTGGTGATGCCGGCATAAATGCCGCCAATCCCAGCACTCACATGAAACCCAGGCATTTTAACGTCCTCCTCCGCCCAGCTCGACGCCTCCAGGCAGTCGATCACAAACCAGACCAGCAAACCGCAGATCACAGTAGCGGCCACCGGCACAACAATTTTGAAAAAGATGAACTCGATCATGCTCCCGCCTCCTCGTACTCGCCGGAGAGAACCAGGGCCATAGCCTCGCAGATGATCGTCACCTTGACGCGCTCCAGATTGTCCCAAGACAGGTCTTTCGGCTTGTCCTTCCGCTGTCCAGCGGTCTTCTGCATCATCATCTGGCGGAGCTCCATGCAGGCTTCCTTCAATGCCGGATAGTCGGCCTTGAGCCCGCCCATCTGCATGAAGGCCCACATGGTGTCCATCATATCGTTTTCCCAGGGGAGGCTTTACCATTGCTCCCGGCCTCCTGCTTCTTGTCGTACTCCCGGAGAACTTCGAGATCGTAGCCGCTCGCCACGAACCGCAGGCAGAGGTCGTGCTGGATGCCGTTGCCCAGGTAGGTGTAGATCAGCTCCATGTCGTCCCGCGTGAACTTCGTGTCCAACAGCTTGTTGATGCCGTCCAGGTGTTCATCCTGGAGCTTGCGAGAGCACCCCTTGAACGCGTTCCGGGAGCAGTCCTCCAGGACAGCCGCCTTGAAGTCCCGCTCGTCGCGTACCTGATTCAGCATAATGTACGTGTTGGCCTTCGGGATCAGAATGAGTTCGTTGTGCATATTGACGAATGCTGCCGGGAAAGCTGCCCGGATTTTCCGGGCCCATGGAGCGGCGAGTGCGTCGAACCTGTCGTCCGGCACATCCTCTTTGGCCTCCGAACTGCCGATCGTCGGGGCCTGCAAGACCATTGCCATGATCTTGGAAACGATGATGCCGGGCGGCTGTTTGAGCATCGAGCTCACCTCGGCCGCAATTTGCTCGTAGAGGGCCACAGCGTCGATTGCTCTTGCCTTAGCCATCGTCCTGCACCTCCTTTCCAACCTTCCAGCCGACAAGGTCGCAGATGCAGACCTTGTCCATTTTGCACCAGTGGAGAACAAACCTCTCAGGAAGAGACGTCCTGTGAAACACGCTTGTAATGCCGTCCCCTCCAAGATTCTCCGTTATGTCTTTGATAGCCCAGCTCACAGACCGTGCCACATCCACCTTTTCCTCGAAGACAGCTCCGCAGTTGCGGCACCTGAAAAGGCCGGTCATTTCTTCATCCATTCGGCTGTACCTCCTCGATTTCCCATTGGGGCGGCGGATTGCGCAAGGCGCAACCCTTGGATTTATTAAATGCACATCCACCGCAATTTTGGTCTTTGGACTCGCAGTAAGCTTTCAGCTTGGCCGCAATAGCAGCAGGGCTTGCAAAGATCGCGTCCCGGAGATCGTCGTCTGTTCCGATCTTGCTCAGAACCTCGCACGCCCTGTCCTGCTCCTCCTGGCTCGCACAGACGATCACAACGCTGTGGTCGTTCTCGTATGCCTGCCACTTGCCGTCCTCATTGCAGATCAGCACAAGTTCTTTACTCATTCGTCGCGTCCTCCATGATGAACCCGCATACGGGGCAGTAGTTCCATACCCACTTGTCGAAGTCGCTCTCAGGAATCATGCCACCGCAGTTGCTACACCGAATGGCAGGCTCCTTGTGGCTGTCGTCCGGCCCGTCCACAATGATAAAGGCCAGGTTCTCCGGCTTTTCCCACTTCGCGTGCCCGCGCAGGCTTTCGGGGTCAATGGTTGGTGCATCCTGAATCATCTGCGCAATAGCGTCGGCCATTCCGCTGTGCCTTCCGAGTGCGCTCCCATTCGTCAGCCCCATGCGGGACACGTCCTCGTACAGTGCGTTTGCGTCGATCGGTCGCTTATCCGTCATAGGGCACATCTTCCATCCTGAATCCACACATCGGGCAAAACGGCGTTTTGAGGCCGCACGGGTTTACCTCGCCACATTCCGGGTTCGCACAGCGCGTTGCAGGCACAGACCACGAGCCGCTTTCCCCGGCACAGACCTCATAGGAGCCGGGAATTTCCTCCCAGTGTGCCACAGGCCGCAGCGTTTTCGGGTCGATGGTGGGCAGATTGCCCAGATCGGACAGCTCGTCGCTGATGCTCTCGCAATACAGGATGTCCGCAGTCTTCCCCTTAGCCTCTTCTTCGGCCAGGTCTTTTTTCAGACCGGCCTCCAGCTCGCCGACATCAGCCAGCCGGATTATCTTCTTTTCCTCAGCCATTGCCAAACACCTCCGATCATCTCTGTTCCTCCGTTCTCACGGGCTCTAACTCGTCGAACTCTGGGTAATGCCTGGACGCCCTCTGGACGGCCAGGCGTTCTGCCTCAACTCCATTCGGAGCCTCGATGCCGCTCCAGCAATGGATGTCGGCGCCGCCTTCGTTCCGGCACTCGACGAGGACTCTGTACTTAGGCATTGCTTCGCCTCCTCTCCTCAAAATGCGCCTGCATCAGCTCGGAGGCCCGCGCCGGGTCTTCCAGTACGCTGTCTCGGCAGGCCCTCGCGGTCGCCCGCAATGCGAAGAGCTTGCAGTCAGTGGAGCATCCGGGTACACCGTGCGTCATTTTGTCGCAGAGTGCCCGCCGCTGCACCAGCAGCTCAGTGAGCTTCTTGTTACGCTTTTTCATGATCTCCACCCCAATGTTAATTCTTGCGATCTTCTCGCCGGTATTCGCTCTCTTCGATCTCGTTCAGGGTCTTGTACCCGTTGCGGCTCCAGACCCGGTAAATGCCGTTGACATAGCCCCAGTTGAGCTTGCCTTGCTCGCGGGCTATGTCGAAGGCATGAGCCAAAATCTGCTTTTTCTCCTGTGGGAAGCTCATAGTCCAGCTGCCATCCTCGTTCCTTTCCTGCTCTCGTATACGGTGGAACACTTGGCGTTCGTCGTTCTGGTTCGGCTGCTGCCGCGGGAAGAACTCTTCCCAGAGCGTGAGCGTGATCTGCTGGAGCTCTTGTCCTAGGGCCTCGGTATAGCCGAAGTAGGTCGTGATGTCGTCCTTGACATCCCAGAGGAACGAGTCGGGGGCCTCCTGGCTCTCTTCCTCCGGCTGCTCGGCGGGCCCCTCCAGGGCCGCAACCGACAACATTTTGTAGGCGCTTGGCTTTCCTTTGGCTCCGGCGATGAACTCCAGCAGTCCGTCGTCCACAAGCTCTTGACGGGCAGACAGCACCGTATGAGTTGAACCGACGTTCAGCAAACTTTTCAATCTGCCGTTGTCCAGTTGGAATGTTTCAGGCCAGTGCAGGCGGTTTGCCGTGTCCATGAGCTTGTACCATAGGAGCTGCGCATTGTTGGAGAGCGGGTTCCGGCGCATTCGTTCTGCGAACGCGTTCAATTCCGGCATATAATTCACGGCGAGCCCGCCCTCCTTTCGTCAAGCGCGTTTCTGCCGTTCATTCCATCGTAACCGTACTTCCGTTTTCTCCGCCAGTGACGATGATGTTCTGCGAGAACCGCGCCTTCATGGTCGGGTCGTGCGAGATCGCCAAAATACGCATACCGGGGTTTCGGGCCGCCATGTTGGACAGGGCGTCCGCGTAGGCGTCCGTGCCATCTGCATCCAGGAACGGCGGCTCGTCGATGAACAGCATACCCAGCTGAACACCGGCGCGGCGGGCCTTCACGTCCGCAAGGCCCAGTGTGACGGCCAGGGCGATCTTGACCTTCTCGCCTCCGCTGTGGCTCTGGTACGGGCGGGTGCCGCCGCTGATCGTGTTTATCCAGACCTCCAGGCTGTTCACGATCTGCTTTGTGGACTTCTGCTCGCGCTCGGTACGGAAGTCCACCGCCATCCTGCCGCCGGTCATGGATGCCAGAATGTCGTTGCTCTGCCGCATGATCTCCGGCACGACGCCTCGAATAATCATGTACTGGATGCCGTCGATGCCGAACGCCTGAACCAGCGTGGTGTAATCGTTCAGCTTCTCCGCGATCTCGGTCAGCTCAGAGCGAAGCTGGGTGATCTGCTCGGTCGCCTCGTCGATCATCTGGAGCTTTGCCTTGATCTCGCCGCGGCGGAGGATGCAGCACGACACAATGTCATTTGCGGGTGCAAGCCTCCTCTGGATGCTCTGCCATGCGTCGTAGGGCACGGGCTTGATGCGCTCCCGGATGGAATATGCCTCCAGGTGGGCCGCGGCGCTCTGGCCGTTCAGCTCCTCAATCTCCCGGTTGAGCCGGTCGATCTGAGGTTTCAGGGCCTCCATTTTGGCGGCAGCAGCTTTACAAGCGGCCAGACGGTCGGCCATCCGCTCGTTGTCCTCGATCTGCTTCTGTGCCGCGTTGTACCGCTCGACCACATTCTGCATGGACTTTATCTGGCTGTTGAGCTCGGCTGCTTTCTGGAGCGCAGCGGCCTCCCGATCGGTGGCCGCCTGGATGTCGGCCTCGACCTTCTGGAGCGATGCCTCAGCAGCCGCAAGCCGCGGGGCAAGGTCGGCGAGGAGCCGTAGCGTTTCTTCTTCGGCGGCCAGGTGCAGCAGCTCGGTTGCCGGGTCGCCCAGGGCCTCGTCCGCTGTCTTGGCGTCGTTGTACACTTTCAGCAGCTTCTCATACTGGGCCTTGCGGTCTGCCTTGGTCTGCTCCAGCTCCTGCTCCAGAGCAGGAATAGACCGCTTCGCGTTGGTGGCGGAGATCAAGAACTTACACGTTGCAGTGTCCGGGTTCGGGCAGCCGCTCCCCTCCAGGCGGGCAGCCTCTTTGCGCAGGGCTTCCAGGTTGCTTTCCATGCCGCGGATAGTCACCCGGCTTTCTGCCAGGTGCGCGTCAACCGCAGCCTTCGCATCGCGGGCGGCCTGCGCGGTCTTTTTCTGCTCCAGCACGCGGGTCTGGACTTCCTTTTTTCGGGATGCCAGGGATTCAAGGCTGGCTTGCGCCGCCTCGATCTCAGCCTTTCTCTTGACCGTTCCCTCGTACTCGCACCGGTAGGCTGTGAGCTCGTCGATGGTGTTCCGGGCCTGCTGCGCGTCGCTCTGTGCGGTCTTCATGTCATGGAGAATAGCCGTCAGCTCATTCATCTTCGGGGTGAGCTCCTGGAGCTCAGAGCGGGCAGCCTTGACGAGCTGGGCGGCAGTACGAACCATGTCCAAGCGGGCACCGTCTGTGGCTGCCTCGTCGTACTCGCTCTGGAGCCTCGCCCCCTCGTCGGCCTTCTGGTTGCGCTTCCGGGTACACTCCGCAGCCTGAGAGTCCTTTTCATCGGCCTGCTTCTTGATCTCGGCGGCCAGAGCCTCGGCCTGTTCGAGAGCCTTCTGCTCCTGCTCCGCCTCCGCGATCGTCCGCTTGGCCTCTTCGATCTTCTCCACCTTGGCCGCGTCCTCGATCATGAGGTCTTCGCGCTTCTCGACCTGTTCAGCCAGGACGTCGATGCGGTCTTTGGTCGCCGCGATCTTCCTGCGCTGCTCCTTGGCTGCATCCTTGGCGATCTCCTCCATGCGGGAGTAGATGCCCAGGCCCAGCAGCGAGCTCAGAACCTCCATGCGCCGGTCGCTGTCCGCGTCCAGGAACAGGCCGTAGGCGTCCTGCCGAATGAGGGCGATCGAACAGAATGTATCGCAGTCCATACCCAGCAGCCGCTCGATCTTCGCCTGAGTCAGCTTCATGGTGGTGTCGCTCTCGTCCGCCCAGGAACCAGCCTCCGGGTCGAGCCGCTGGAGAGCCAGCGTGCCGCGTCCGCTCTTCGTGCGGGTGCGGATAACGCGGTACTCCTGGCCGCCCATGCCGAAGGTGAACGTGATCGCGCCGCTCTTCGTGCCGTCGCGCACCCAGCCGCCGATGTCCTCTTTGCGGGTGTGCTCATAGAGGCAGTCGGCGATCGCGTCCATGAACAGGGACGACTTGCCGACGCCGTTCTGACCGTTTACCATAGCCATGCGCACCGGCCCAAAATCAAACTCAGCCTCCGTATAGCTGCGGTAGTTCTTGACCTCGATCTTGTGCGGGATGAAGGCTCCCGTGTGCTTCCCGTCGTCCCGGCCATCGTCCGCTTTCTTGATGATCGGTTCCGCCAGGACTTTGAGCCGGTCGGCCTTGTCGCCGGTGATGTCGTTGTGCTCCAGCCAGCGGCCCAGGGCCTCAAACGGGCCGTCGTGTTCAGTGAGCTGGTCTTTCGAGTCCAGCTCCTCCACGTCCTCCGGGACGATCTCGGCGACGTAGAACGCACCGTCGGCAGTCAACGCCTTCTGGATGTCGGCCCGGTTCAGAGCCTTTTCCTGCTCTGCCGTGCAGGAATAGCGCACCCGGATGATCTTATCCCTTACGAGCTCCCCAAAGCTGACGCTCTGAGGGTCTGCAATGAACTGGGCCACGGTGTCCGGCGAGAGTCGCAACGTCAGGTGTTCGCGCTCCGGCAGGCCGATGAAGCCGGACGCGACGGCGTTGCCGCCCATCATCGGCTGCAAGGTGTGGAGCCAAAAACCATGCTCCGTGCCCTCGTCGTTGAAATTCAACTGGTTCACGCTGCCGCAGTAATAGGCCGGAGTTTCGCTGGCAAGACGCTGGGGCTTGTGGATGTGTCCGAAACAGGCAAGGTCAACGCCTGCTGCGTCGATCGTGGAGGGCAGAATCACCACGTCCTGTCCCGCCAGGAAGGTGCTGCCGTTGTCCGCTTCGCTGCCGCTCACGGTGTAGTGGGCGGTCATGACAGCCGGGATGCTGTGATCGAGCTGCGTTGCAAGGCCCAGAATCGTGTCGTTTATGAGGGCTGTCGCGTTGCGGTTCTCCTGCTCCTTGTCCATGCCAGGGTAGAACAGGCGCAGGCGGGCTTTATCGAAGCCAGGAACAGCCATGATCTGCACCGGGCCTTCCTTGGTGTCCAGCTTCTCGACCGCGGGCGTGGTGTAGATGTGCAGATTGCTCAGGTTCTCGGTCGCCCTCTTAATGAGCTCGAAGGCGCGGGGGTTGTCGTGGTTCATGGTGCCGAACAGCAGCACCACCTCGTCGCTGCACCCGCACAGCGGAATAACGAACTTCTCCAGGGCGTCGTTTACGTCGTCCAGAGCGGTGTCAGCCCAGACGCGGGAGCGGTTGAACAGATCGCCAGCGATGATCGAAACCTCCGGCTTGATGCTCTGCGCATCCTCCACGATCGCTTTCATGCAGCCGATCGTGTCCAGGCGGCGGAGGTTTTCGCCGTCTTTTGTGGGGCCTGCCAGGTCGCCCAGGTGGATGTCACCGGTATGCAGTATCCTCATTTTCTGCCTCCTCTTGCCTTGCGCTGGCACTCGTTACACAGGATGCGTCCGAAAACCCTCTGACTGTACCCTGCAATGTCGTCCGGCGTCCAAACCGCGCCGTTCCGGGTGTTTACCGCCGTGATCTCTTTGCGGCAGTCTGCACAGTAGATACCAGGCTGCGGCTGCTGATGCGGTGCGGGAGGCTCCTCGTAGTAGGGCTCCTGCCAGCCGGTGTCCGGCTCCTCGTAGTCCTCCGGCGGAGGTGGAGCCTCGCAACCCTCGTCCTCGTAAGGCGGAACCTCTTCGGCCTGCTGAGCCGGAGGAAGGGCCGCCTGCATCGGTGCTGCCGGAGTCTCGAACAAAAGGCCCATACTCTGCAAATAGCTCCCGGCCACGGCCTGCTTGATCTCCGGCGCGTCCAGATTCGGAACGACGCGGGCCACGATGAACGGCTTTTTCAGATCTGGGAGCTTGTATGTACCGGCCAGCCCCAGGGCGGCGCGGATAGCACGCATGAAGGCTTTGCTCTCCGCCATCGCGGTGCGGTGCGGCAGGAACCTCCTGTACTGCTGCCCGGTTGCGCCGTCCTTCATGGAGGCAGCCTCCAGGGTGCAGTCGATCTCTTTCGTGGCCTTCATCAGCCGGAAGCCGCCGGACGGCTCAGGCACGCGGATGGTGACGGTAACGGCGACGTCGTGGACGTGCTCGCAGTTGCCGCATACTCTGGGCTTGCCAGAGGCGCGGGCCATTTCGATGCACCGCTGGCAGCCTTCCGTTCTGCCAGGGGTCGTGTCCACGATGCTGATATTCGCGGCAGCGGCCAGCTTCATGCCGCCAACCTTCGTGATCGCAAACGCGCCGCTGGACTTTTCAAAATAGATGTCCTTGCTGGGCCCGCGGTTCGTGTTGTCCTGCCTGGTGTCCAGCTGCACCTCGGAAACGACGATGCGCTGGAGGTTGGACGCCGCCTGCATCGTAGTGACCGGCACCAGGACGTTATACCGATCTGTCGGGTACTTGTTGAGTTGGAGTACGCTCTCGTAGTTCATATTTGCTCCTTTCTCTTGACAAAAGAGCCTGGGTGTGATAATATGACGTCGGTTAGTTATCGGGCACTTCTCGTTCAGGCATTTGGCGAGAGGTGCCTTCTCTTTTTCCCAGGCCTATGAGGATGATGTCGTTGATGCTCGCTTCAAGCTGCCGCAGGAACCGCAATGCCTCCTCGAAGTCCCTGCGCTCCGACTCGTCGATCGCGCCGTCGAAGGCGATCTCTTCCAGCCGGTCGGCCACGGCCTGCGCTTCCACGATCAGCCGCCGGATGCGCAGCGTTGCATGGGGAAGCGGAATGTCCGCTGCCGTCCAGCCCATCTTGCAGCCCACAGGGCACGTCGCGCAGTAGCGAAGCAGGATGTCCGGGCTCTTGTAGCTCTCGGCGTAGACCACCGCGTCCGCCGGGGTCAGATCAACTTCCCCGCGCTCATGCCGCCCGATGGTTTCCGGCGAGTACGGAACCGCGATAGACGCCGTGCCACGGCTGACATATCCAGCCTTTACTCTTGCCTCCCGCAGATACGCGGGAGGCTTTTTTGTTACCATGATCGCCATGCTGCTGTCCCTCTCTTTCTGGTATTATTTTGGCAGAGGGAATCACTTCTCCACAGGTGCCAGGGCCTCGATTCGCTTAGCTGCATACAGGGCGTTCTTCGTGAGCTGCCGCTGCCATGCGCCGACGGACGGGGCCCAGCGGAAGCCGTACTGTTTGAGCTCCTGCCGCAAATCGTCGTCCGGCTTGTCGTCGAAGATGATCTGGAGCCGGTTTGCGGATGTGTTCACAACCACCTCGCCGCCGTCAAAAGCCCAGCCTGCCGGAGGCGGTTCGGTCTTCTGCTTGCGCAGCTCCTCGATACGGCCACGCAGCCGCCTGATCTCCGCATTCTGGTTGCTCAGGGTGTACGACTCGAAGGGCTTGTCCGAGAATCGCCAGGACGACTTCATGTCGGCCTTGATCTTCCTGATTACCTCCTCAGAGGCCAGCGTGCAGCCGTCCAGGGTGCCGTGCTTGCGGTAGTAGGCGTTAATGTCCTTCATCGTCTGCTGCGTCCGCTCCAGCCTTGCCAGCTTCTCCTCCAGCTTCTCAATGGCGTTCGGGTCGTCCGCGCTGATACCGCCCATGCCCACGCTCTCGATCTTCCGCAGCAAGCCCTGGATGTCCGCATACTCATGCGCCAGGGTGTCGCGGCGGGCGTTCTGCTTTTCCTTCTTCGCAACCGGGAAATTTGCGCCGCCGGTAATGAGGATGGACGGACACGCCGCCTCGTTGCGGTAGTAGTCGTTGTAGTAGTCCGCGAGCCGGTGTGCGTACCGATCGAGCAGGCCATCCAGCTTGTCATGGTGCATGGGGTCAACCTTGGCCTTCTGCTTCTCAACCAGGGCAGCGGCCTTGTCCACCTCGGCACGGTAGGCAGCCGTCGCGCTGCCGGGTTTGTAGTCGCGGAACGAGTTGGCGTCGTTCGCACGCTTGGCGGTGTCCTCATTGATGGGATAGTACGTCATGATCTTCACCTCCTCAGCTCTGGCCCTTGCCGACGTAGACGAGCGGCCTGCCGCGCTGGGCGATCTCGCCGCGGAAGCAGTCGCCGCAGTACCTCCAGACGTCCTCAGCCACCTTCGTGAAGGTTTCGTAGGTTGCCCGCCAGCGGTGGTTGTCCGGGTCGAAGCGGCCACTGATCGGCTCTCCCATCTGGGAACAGCGGGCGGTCATGGATACGGGCGGCAGGCAGTTGATCGCATCGTCCACGACCTCCTCCGTCACATAGTCGCCGATCTTCGCCAGCTCATAGCTGAACGACTCCCGGTCGTAAACCTTCTTGCCATCAAACATCTTTGCCATGTTGAGTCCTCCTCTCATTCATCTGCTCCGAGATCGTGGAGCTTCCAGCCTGTGAACACCAGGGCGGCAGCCGCCAGAACGACGTTGCCTGCGCCGGTTGTATGGATGCTCGCACTCTGGGCAATCATAATACCCAGGTACAGCAGCACTGCCGCAAGAAATGCCTGCATCAGCAGATGGGGCCATACAGCCCGCTTCTTGGCCTTCCGCTTCGGGCGGGGTGCCGCTTCCTGCTTGACGCTCAGGGTGAAACTTGTGCTCTCCATCGTGTTACCTCCTCATGCCCGGCTCTTCTGCCGGGTGTCCACATCCAGGCCCAGCCGCTCGTTGAAGTACCGCTTGCTGACGCGGCCTTCAAACGTCAGCTTGCCTTGTGCCTCCAGCTCCTTGTTCATCTGCTTGATGATCTTGTAGCTCTTGCTCTGGGAAAAGCCCGTGATCCTCATGATGTCGTCCGAGAAATAGAACAGGTCGCGGGCGGTGTTGATCTTCGCCTTCGCTGCCACAATTACTCCTCCTTCCGGTAGTTCTGCATGAACTCCCGAACCACGGGAATGAGCTGGTGCCCAGCACAGCGGCCCGTGGTGGTTTCCACCAGCGTGGTGTACTTGACGCCTGCGCGCTCGGCCAGCTCCTTCACGGTCATGCCGGTCTGCGCGGTAAAGACGCGCACCTCGATGCCGAAGTCGGTCTTCGGTTTTGTGCGATTCGCAGTTTTCATTGTTTTTCTGCCTCCTTCGTACCTTAAAAATAAGGCTTATTTCTTGTGTTTTGCTTCCCGGTGCGCTATACTGATACCGGGTGTTTACCGGCACGACGCCAGCTGAGCGCGTTCCGGCCTGCCCTCCAGCCTGGAGTTCGGGTCAAACTTGAGGCCGTCCCGGTAGCCCTTCTGTCTGGCTCCCAGGGCGTCCATGTCAACCTCGTTCCTGCCGATCGCCCTTGGCTTGCCCAGGCCGTCCGCCTCCTCGACGACGGCCTGGGGTGTCACCATGACGAGGCCCCATTCCTGGTGCTCCGCCTTCTGAGCCTTGAACGCATCCTGCAGGCCCTCGCAAAAGCCCCAGCCGTAGGCGTTCACCGCCTTACGGTAGGTTCCGCGATCGTCCCAAGGGTTCCGCTTGATCTCGCGCTTGCATGTCGAAGCAATGCAGTCGTAGGCGTAGAGGAAAATCCTCTTGCAGATCTCGAAGTCGTCCTCCAGGCCGATGAAGCCGATGGTCGCCGTCTTGTAGCCCTTGCGCTTCCGATTGATTGCGCGGCAACAGTAGTTGTCGGCTATCACCGCCGAGAGGGAGGCTGCCCAGGGGTTCGTCATGGCTGTACACTGGATGTCGGTGAAGTCCTTGACGACCTTCTGGTTCTTCTGCTTCTGGCACTCCTCCGGGGTGAGCTTGTTCTTTGCCATCAGCTCGCGGGCCTTCAGGAGCGCAGCCTTGGCCTCCGCCTCGTTGGGGCTCTCCGCCAGGGCCAGCAGCTTTGCAATCTTTTCTTTGATGTCTGCCATGATCTTTACCTCCATTCGGGAACATAGTCGCCGTAGCCGCGGGTGATGTAAGCATCCAGAACCGCGACGGCCTCCGGGTTGAGGATGAACTTGGAACGATCGGTCAAGAGCTCCTTCAACTGGGAGATCGTGGCCTCCGGGTAGGTTTCGTGTACCAGCACCAGAAAATCGTTGGTCGCAGTCGTGGAACCGGCGATCGGGCGGCTCCCGCGCTTTGACTTTGGCGCGAAGAACACGACATCCTTGTGGCCCTTCGGGTACTTAGGCATTGTGCTCCACCTCCTCCGCAGCCGGAATCTTGCACCGCTCCAGATCGAGCGGGGTCATGCAGTACGGGTCAACGCGCTTCCCTGTCCGCAGGACGACCGGGTCGTAGACCAGGCGGCGTTCGCTGTCCACCATGCAAACCAGGATGTCTTGATCGGGCTTCACGATCGGAGCGTTGGTGTACTCCAGCATCCGCTCGTAATCGCTGTAGCTGAGGTTCGCTTTCAGAGCGACGCCTCCAGCGTCGAACGTCAGAACGTTCTCATCCTTGAATGTACGGAGATAGCCGCGGACGAAATACGGCTCACCGGTCGTAAACGTGCCGTTGTCGATTCTGACCGGCGCACCCACGACGCCGTAGAGATCGGTCTTGCTCAGGTCGATGCGGATAACGGGGTACTGGCTGAAGTTGATCGCTGCGGCGATCTTGGTTCTGTTGGAAAGCACCTTCATGGTTTAGGCCTCCTGTCCTTCGTAGATGATCTGGTAGTCGAAAGCATCCGACATCGGCAGACTGGGCTCACCGTCCCGGTCGTTGCTGGATGCAGCATAGAGCTTGTCGTGCCGTTCCCGCGGCATCGAGCCGGGTTCCGTGTACTTCCAGACCGTTCCCAGTTCATCAACGAACACCTCACGGCTGAGGTCGTCCGTACCGATGAAGTGCAGACTCCTCACGTTGCCGGAGAGTCGAGCGGCCACAGCCCGGAGGTGAGCCTCGGTTTTCAGTTCTCGCTTGACGTCCTGGCAGTCCTCGCCGAAATGCAGCTTGTTCCACTCGATCGTCACGGACAGGTCGTCAGCCGCCTTGCGGAACCACTCAGCAACGAAGCTCTGGTCGATGTCGGTGCGAACCTCGATCTGGGCGTGCTCCTTGTTCCAGATGCGGGCCTGGGCAGCCTTGACGCGGTTGCTGACGTAGGCTTTGAGCGGCCAGAAGGCGGTCGCATACTTTGCGCTGGAGAGCTTGCCGGACTTGCCGATCATGTGCAAGCAGATGTCGCCGCCAATCCAGCCGGGGTCGCCTGGGATGTGCTCGACGAAGTAGAGGGCGTTGTCGTGCTTGAAGTAGGCACCGGTGATCTCCACGATGTCCCCTGCCTTGATCTCCACGTTGTTCTTATCGGTCATGGTTAGTTATCTCCTCTCAGGTGCTTGTGGGTTTGCAGCCGATTGGCTGCTCTTGTTGGCTCCCACGACCTACCCTGGCTGGCTGCCAGGTGGTTTCGGCCTTCGCCAGAGGCCATCGTCAGGCGGGGTTAGATGTCGGTTTTTTGTGCTCCGTCTTTTGTGTGTTGCCACACATCGACGGAATAACCAGCGTTGCGGAGCTGTTCGGCCAGTTTCCGTGCCCCGTCCACGTTGTCGGTCCAGGCGGAGAGAGGCCACCAGCCCCGCTTGCAGTAAACAATCTGGTAACGCATCGTTTACGCCTCCTCACTTCATCAGGATGTCGTACAGGCGGGCTTTCAGGTGGACGTTTTCGTTCTCCAGGGCCACGACACGGCTCGCGGAGCTCTCGACGCCCTCCTCCAGTTCCTTGATCCTGTCGGCCTGCATCTTGATGATGCTGTTCAGGTTGGCGATTTGCTCGTCCCTGCCGTCGATGTTCTTCTGCTTCTGGGCAACGGCCTCGGACAGTGCTTGCAAGCTGTCCGCCTGCTTGCGATTCTCGACCAGGAGGCTGGCGACCTCCTGCTGTGCGTCCTCGGCCCTCGCCTTCATGCTGCACATGAAGTCGTTGCCGATGTTGTCCTCTGCCATATCAAGGCACCCGTCGAAGGCAGCTGCAATGTAGCTGTCCTGGCCCAGTCCCTTGATGATCTCGGCGATCTTGTCAAGTGCTTCGCGTTCCTGCTGCTTCGTTGCCATGTTCAGTCCTCCTTGTTCTGTGCGTTCTGCTCGATCTGGAGCAGTTCATCGTAAATCCGGTTGGCTTCCTCGCTGGTCAGATTGTACTGCTCGATCAGGTCAGGAAGATCGCTGGCCCGCCAGCCGCCCTCGTACAGGGAGGCCGCGGAATACTGGGTGTCGTACTCCTCCTGGCCGCCGCAGCGGAGATCATCGCGCCAGTTCTCGTAATCGGCCTCCGTCATGTTCATCATCATGGCTTAACCCTCCTTCTCGACGCCCAGCAGCTCCAGGCTGCCATACACGCAGCCCTCGGTGCTCTCACGGGCCTTCTTGCGAGCGGACGTGATGGACACGGCCTCGATCTTGCGGGTGGTCTGGTAGCCGCCGCTGCTCAGCTGGGGGTTGTGGCGGT